TTATCTCCCATATCTCTCACCGATGATGTTGATCTTATCGGTGATGCCGTCCTGCATCTGATCCGTATTATGGATATAGTGGTCCATGGTAAACGAAGCAGAGGCATGGCCAAGGCGCGCTTGTATTTTTTTTGCACTGATCTCTTGCTCTGCGAGAAGCGTCGCGTGCGTATGGCGGAAGGAATGAAAGCGCAGGTTTGAGGGGAATCCCAAATGTTTCTTGAGCTGTAAAAAGACGGTCGTAAGTGTGATCAGCTTCATCGGTTTTGTAATGTCATTCAGGGACCGGAAAATATAGTCTGCATCAGAGAGCCGGATCCCTTCGGCGAGAAGTTTTTCGGAAAGGACTTTCTTCCACGCAAGCAGATTTTTCGTTGCCGCGTCAGCAAGCGTGACGATCCGAATGCTGTTTGGCGTCTTTGGCGTTCCCTCGTACTCCTTTTCCCCACGTTTGCGTGTTTTTGTAACATGGATACGCGCACGTTCTTGGTCAAAATCTGACCAGCGCAGCGCGACAATTTCGCCCCGACGAAGACCTGTGTCCCAAGCGAATTTGAATATATATTCGAGTTGCGTGCCTGCAATTTCCTTGAGCAGTGATTGATATATCTCAGGGGTGACGATACCGGCCGGCTTCGGTGTGTTCTTCGGTGCTCGAACAAAGTCCATCGGATTCATCGCAATAAGCTGATCGAACTTTGCCGCTTTAAAAATCGAGACAAGGAGAGAATAGGCGAGATAGCGCGTTGCATCGCCCGGAATCTGCATGAGGAGATTCTTGATGAGAATAGGTTTAATGTCTGCAATCTTTGTGTTCTCCGGGATGCGTGGAAGAATGTGCCGGCCGAAGATCGTCTGATACGTGATCAGAGTGGATTCTTCAAGTTTATCCACATTCCGCTTTGCGGCGAGAAAATCGTCAACAAAATTGTGAAACGACTCTGCTTGTAGGAAATCGGAAATGTTTGCGGCGAGGACACGACGACGCTCGACTTCGAGTTCCCGCAAGCTGTATGCATAGATATAGCGCTTGATTTTTTCCCCGGTGATGGGGTTCTCGACGGTGACGCTGGATTGGTAGCGGCCGTCTTTTCTTTTTGTTGGCATGTTCTATCCCCATGTTTTTTAGAAGATCATTCTTTTACACCTGATCGGTTTTTTACTTCTTCCAAGTGTTCATCAATGTATTTTGCAACTGCATTGAATAAAACGTCTTGATGTGATCCTGGAATGATTCGATCTGCCTTATCGTGATGGCCACGATAAATAACATCTCCATTCTCATCATAGGCGATGGCGTCAAAATTTCGGATCAGCCTTTTTTCAAGATGAAGCTTATCATACAGAACGATCTTTTTTAGAGTTTTCCCCATAAATGGGTGGCTCTGTGCATAAGCATCGTCATATACCATATACCACCACACGCAGGCAATATCTCCATTCACCAAGTCCCCGATGCGATCAAATTTTATACTCGAAGAATCGAAGAATATGCCGACCTTATCATCTGATCCTGCCCATACCCAATTTGCAGCTGCAGCTGTCCCTGCCATCGTCAGCGAGACAAAGGCAGTCAACAGGAATGATAGAAATAACTTTTTCATGATGATAAACTCCCTACAAATCCCCCAACTTTACGCCGTCCACCGTTTTCCACAGGAAACGCCCGTTGCTGCTGTTGCCAAGGACGATCGACGCGGCAGCAGACGGAGAGCTAAACCCGTAGTCCCGCCGAAACACGTAACCCTTGATGATTCCGTCCTGCTCCAGAGCGTCTCGGATGATGGCATAGTTTGAACTCTTGAAGGCGGGTGCAACGCTCGAAGCGATACGTGATCCCTTCTGCACAGTGAAGCCCTCGTTTGATTTGAAGCCGGTCGCATCGGCGTCCTTTGCCTTGCAGAAAAAGGCTTCCCCTTTCTTCTCCACAGCACGCAGAGCGTTATATCCAAACGAACTGAGAAAGAGGGCGATCTCATCCGCGAATTCTTCCGCGAAGAGAGTGTCACTCGCACTAATCATGATGTTCTGATTTGACTGCTTCGTTTTTACTGCATGCCCGTTGTTCGTGATCGTTTGGCAGAGTTCGTGCTCTACGAAATGCAGGATAGACTTGTTCAGATCAGCGGAGCAGAAGGCTACCGCCGTGATCCAGTCCTCCTTATTCTTTGCATGATTCAGCAGGCGGTTGTACAGGTTGGAAGATTCGCCGATGTATAGTGTCTCCACTCCCAGCAGCTCTCTCTCGTAGAATAGAAAGTACACGCCGATGTTGCATTGCTGGATCTCTCCGGCAGCATCTGACAGATGATCGCGGGGGATCTTCAGTGCCCTCGTATTTGACCCTTTCCGTGATGCAATAACGATCCCGTCCATCGTCCCGTCAAAGAGCAGTAGCTCAATGGCTTTCTTTTGCGCTATGGGCATTCAAAAACCTCCACATCAACAATTTAAGCATTTGAGACTGACGAACTCCACTGGAATACCGACTAAGACCGCAAGCTGGAATGTTGAACATTCCGGATACACGCGAATCATTTCGTCGGGTAGAAGCAGCTCAACGGCAAAAGTATTTGCTTGCACCTCGAACTTGTCCCGCGAGAAGAACGTATAGCGTGTGAGTTTTGGCACGTTGAGATCGGCATGCAGAATCGAGTGTGCAAGTTCGTGAGCGCAGACGAATCGTTGCATCCCCTCTGGGAGTGTGTTATTCAAGATGATATTCTGAAATCTGCGATACCGAACATAAAACCCGTAGGTCGTTTTCATCGGCTCGTATAGAATCCCAATGTTGCGTTCTCGAGCGATCTCAAATGGATTGTTGGTGTTGTAGCGTTCCGCTATCCCTATAGAAACCTGTCGCGGACTCATGGCTCAATCCTCGTGGCGGTACTTTTTCGGCGTAAACTTCTTCTTTGCCATTCGTTTTGAAAGCGTCATGGCATGGAGGAGTGCAGCCTTCAGCATCTCTCGATCTTCCTCGTCTTCTGGATCGTCGCTCATCGCCGCAGCACCGTTGAGAGAATCGACGATATTCTCGAGGTCCCGTGCGATCTGGCGCTCGTCTTTCGGGGTGAGGGAAGGAAGGTCGCCTTGCTTTGTTTTTGCTTTTCCGAGGAGATAGTCCGTACTAACATTAAATTTCTCGGCGAGCTTCAAAATGATGTCACTTGGCGGAACACGTTGCCCTAATTCGTAAAATGAAATCATTTTAGGGGTCAGATTCAAATAATCCGATAACTCTTTTTGTGTCATATGATTTTCGAGTCGTAATTCTTTTATACGCCGGCTTATCATAAAAGAAACACCTCCGATATAGAACTATATGTTCTATTATACCCGTTTCAAGAAAAAAATCCATTGACAAAGTACGAAAAGTACAGTACTATTAGTACGATTAAGAAGAGGAGGTGAAACTATGAATCGTGTAAGGGAGTTTCGTGAAAAGATGGACCTTACGCAGACGGAACTGGCTGCAAAGGCCGGAGTTTCGCAGAGGTACATTGCTTTTGTCGAAAGCGGAAAGCGGACACCGTCACTCAAACGTGCACGTCTGATTGCTTCCATTGTCGGGGCGTCCATTGAAGATGTGTTTTTTTTGCCTTGCTGATGTACTAAAAGTACATTTCAAGACATGGAACAACTATCCATAGCATACCCCAAGGAGGTGAAACGGACTATGAGCAAGATTGCACCGTCAACAGCATCGAGCAAGTACTATTTAGCCCGTATTGCTGCTTCAGAGCGCAACGAGCGTATGAGCAGCCGTGAGGGAGCGAGTGAGGAAACCTGCATTGATCGAAAGAGACTGCAGCGCATCGAGATCGGGACGCTGAACCCGTACCCCGAAGAAGTCCTTTTGATGGCGGAGGCGTACCACGCACCGGAACTGCTGAACTACCACTGCTCGCAGTGTTGCCCCATCGGTCAGCGCACCGTTCCACGGGCGGAGCTAAACGAGCTGGATCGCATCACGGTCAAGTTTCTCAGCGCGCTTGAGCAAATCAGAGATTCCGACAAGGAGCTTCTGCAGATCGCGCGGGACGGGATGCTCTCGGCAGAGGAAGTGCCGCAGATGGAGCATTTGCTCAATGTAGTTCAGGGGGTCTCCGCGATCGCGTGTGAGATTCAGATTTATCTCGACAAGAGGAGGTGATCAGATGGGAAAAGAGCCGATTCCAATTTGGAAAAAAGCGGCACTCACTGTCGAGGAGGCTGCCGCATACACCGGCGTTCGAATCGAGTTGATTCGTGCGCTGGCACACGCTGCAAAGCACGGCAGGAACGACTTTCCGGCTTTCTGGGTGGGGACATCCATAAAGATCGCACGGGGACCGCTCCTGCAATGGATCGCGGACACTGCGGTCTCTCACAAAGATCTGCAGCACGCCGTGAAGATCGTAGAAAATGCGGAGCAGCTCGATATGACACGGCGACGCGGGCGCCCGCGCAAGCGGATCATTGCTTGAAAGGAGGTCAATCATGCGTGAGTTCTTAAAGGCGGCTCTCATTGGCGGGGCATTCGTCGCAGCAGCATCGCTCCTCTCTGGGGCGTGTAATCCTTGGGACGACGGCAAGAACGCCGTACTCGTTGAGGAGGTCTATGTCGTCCGCCCCGGCGATACGATCTGGGGCATCGCAGAAACGTATCTCAAGAAAAATACCGGCACACGCCGGTACATCCTCGAGTATAAATCGGGGATTGAGGAGCTAAACCCTTGGCTCCTCGAACGCAAGGGGATGATCTATCCCGGGGATGAGATCAAGGTGACCTATTGGGTCAAGGGGGAACAAGGAGGAGAACAATGAAAACAGAAGTGGTCAGTGAAGAAGTAGCCTTTTCTGTCAGTGGATGGAGCTATAACGGCGATGGAATAACGCAGAACGTGAGTTTCGAAGAACTGCGACATGCGGGTGTTGGGAGCATTTGGAAGGGATTTGACACGAACAACTGCGGACGGGATCTCCATGAGGAAAGCGCAGAGGTTATCCACCGAACAGATAAAGGGGTTGCAGTGCTTTTTCGAGTGTGGGGAACAACAGACGAACCGAATCCAGTAGATTGGGAAGATGAGCCTGTTCTTCGGTGGTATGAGTTCGCGTGAGGAGTAGCAAGAATGACGAAGTGGCAGACACGCCGCGAGATGGTGAGCCCGCCGCTGACGATGCACATTGTTTTCCGCATCGTTGACGGTGTGGAGGAGCGAAGCGGTACACATTATGCGACGCTAGATGAGGCTCTCACACATGTGAGGGAGCTCAACGCAAAAGAAAAAGCGCCCAAAGCGGCGGCAACCGACAAGGGGCGCAGAGAAATAAGATTTTCAACGTGATTGTATCACGGATGAGGAGGAATAGCAAATGTTGTCACCTTACACAGTGATGTTTAATTTCACAGGTTCGATTATGGTATATGCCGCAAGCAAAGAAGAGGCGGTGCAGAAGGTCGAGAACATGTGGCGATCTGATGCTGTCGACGAGGCCGAGGAGCTTGGATTCTCGGCGTTCGCAGTGGTAGAGAAGAAGGAGGAAGAGTAAGATGAAGATACTGAGCCTGACGCTTGAAAACTTCCGCGGCATCAAAGACCTCACCGTCAACTTTGACGGCAAGGACGCGGATGTGTACGGCGCAAACGGGACGGGCAAGACCACGATCGCAAACGCGATCTGCTGGCTCCTGATTGACCGTCCGGCAACCGAGGAGGCTGACTTTGACCCCAAGACCACTGGGGCGCACGGCCTGCAGCATAAAGCATCCATCGAGGTGGAGCTATCCGATGGGCAGCGGATCACGTTTGCCAAGGAATTCTACGAGAAGTGGACGCGCAAGCGCGGCGCAGCTGCCGAGGAGTACACCGGCAACGTCACGGATTACTACGTCGACGGCGTAAAGTCCAAAAAGAAGGAGTACACGGAAATCCTCGAGAACGCCTGTGGCACCGACCTCGAACGGGTCAAGATGCTGATGGTGCTCGGCTACTTCGCGGACAGCATGAAGACCGATGAGAAGCGCCGTATCCTCTTCGAGATGGCGGGCGAGTTCACGGATGCTGATGTTATCGCGCAGAGCGAGGATTTACACGATCTCGAAAGATTCCTCACGATCCCCGGAAACAGCGATAAAAGCTATGCGATCGAGCAATGGCGAAAGATCGCAGCTGAGCAGCGCAGCAAGCTGAATAAGGATCTCGAACTCTTGCCGACGCGTATTGACGAGGCAAGCAAGGGAATCGCCGAGAATGTCGAGGACTCGGAAACGCTGAATGCAGAACTACGTCGACTCGAGGAGAAGAAAGCCGCGATCGAGGAGCAGAAACACAGACTCGGCACGGTGGACGGCAAGCAGGAGGCGGCACTCGCCGCCCTTGCGGGCCTTGAAGTTGACCTTGCGACCAAGCGCGCCGAATACATCGAGCAGGGCGCGGCAGAGAACCGAGAGACCAACGCGATGATTGACTGCATGACCGCAGACAAACGCAGCGTGCAAGACAAGCTCGACGCTCTCAAGCGCAAACATCAAGACAACCTCCGAGAGCTTTCCCGCATGCAAGAGCAGCGTAAGACGCTCATGGAGGAATACGCAGCAGTACAGGCGCGACAGTGGGATGCGGACGCGGAGATGTGCCCGACCTGCCATCAGACGCTTCCGACCGAAAAGATTGAGGAGCTGCGCGCATCATTCAACGAAGAGAAATCTTCGGCGAAAGAGGACATCAACCGCCGGGGGCAAGCATGCAGCAAGGACAAGATCGACGCGTGTGCCGCAGGGATCGAGACACAGGCGGCAGACATTGCTGCGATGGAACACCAAATCAGGGAGAAGGAGGAACTCATCGGCGAGTGGCGGGCAAAGCTCGCGACGCCGCCCCCCTTCGAGGAGACGGCGGAATACAAAGAGATCACCTCCCGCATGGAGGAGCTGCGTGATCGTCAGCGTCTCGGACAGAGCGCAGAAGACGGCACGCTGAACGCCTATGACCGCGACATCCAGACAGTCAAAGACGAGATTGCCTCGGTCAACATGCGAATTGCAAAGGCTAAGGCTTCCGAAGACAGCCGTAAGCGTGTCGGAGAACTCAAGCAAGAGCTTAAAGAGGCAGCAGAGGAGATGGAATACCTCGAGCACGGCATCCATCTCTGCGAAGAGTTCGTCCGGACCAAGGCACGGATGGTCACGGACAGCATCAACGCGCATTTTCAGTTCATACGATTCCGCCTGTTCCGCGACCAGATCAACGGTGGACTGCGGGAGATCTGCGAACCGACGATCCGCAACAAAGACGGTGAGTGGGTGGAGTACCGCAGCGTCAACTACGCTGCGCAGGTCAACGCCAAACTCGACATTGTGACGACGCTTTCCAAGCACTACGGCGTACATCTCCCGATCATCATGGATCAGGGCGAGAGCGTCAGCGCGCCGCTCACCGTCGATGAGCAGATGATTCGGCTGATCGTTTCACCGGCAGATCAGGAAATCAGAGTAGAGGTTAAGGATTAAGGAGGAGACCTATCATGGCACAGAATCAGGCAGTAGCAATGCGCAATCAGACACCCGCCCGCACGATTGAGGATTGGGTGGAGAGCGAGAACATCAAGCAGAAGTTTCAGGAGGTACTGGATAAGGGCGCAGGGGCCTTCGTCACGAGCATCCTCAGCCTCGTTAAGTCCACGCCGCAGCTCGCGGCGGCAGACCCCAAGACCGTCATCAGCGCGGCAATGACCGCTGCGACCCTCAAGTTGCCGATCAACCCAAATCTTGGATTCGCGTATATCATCCCCTACGGAAAAGAAGCACAGTTCCAGATGGGATACAAGGGCTACATTCAGCTCGCCATGCGCACGGGGCAGTACAAGACCATCAACGCAGCGGTCGTCTACGAGGGGCAGATCGAGGATATCGACTTCGTGACAGGGGAGATCATCCGCGGCAAGAAAAAGAGTGACAAGGTAGTCGGCTACGTCGCCTACTTCGAGCTGATCAACGGATTTTCTAAAACCGTCTACATGAGCTCCGAGGACATGCTGCGGCACGCACAGACATTCTCCAAGAGTTTCTCGCGATCCTCCAGCGTCTGGAAGACCAACTTCGACGCGATGGGCCTCAAGACGGTGATCAAGCAGCTTATCAGCAAGTACGGAATCATGAGCATCGACATGCAGAGCGAGCTCGCAACTGCAATCAGCTCGGATATTGAATACGACCGGGCGGAAGCGCAGAACGTAACGCCGCTCGAGCAAGCTGCAGCAGAGCAGACGATCGATGCTGAGGCAGCCGTGATTGATGCGCCGCTTGAGGCGGATCCGGAATTGCCTGCAGCAGAAGAGCCGGCCGCTGACGTTTACGACGGCATGGACTTCTAATGGACATCAAGATCATCGCGTCCGGGAGCAGCGGTAATGCCTACCTTATCGGGGATGGCAAGACACGCCTGCTCCTGGATGCAGGCATCCCGTTCAAGCGCATCCAGATCGGGTGCGGATTCAAAACGAGCAGCATTGACGCCTGTCTCGTCACACATCGGCACGGCGATCACGCAATGGCAATCCCAAAGCTCCTGCAGCGCGGAATCACGGTCTACAGCAACGCTGACGTTGCAGAGCTCCATAAGGGAGTATGGGCTTTGGCACCATTACAGGAGCATACCATCGGTACATTCCGGATCCTGCCATTTGAGGCGGAGCATGATGTACCATGCTACGGATACCAAGCAACATCGGTGGAGACAGGCGAAAAGCTCGTCTACATCACCGATAGTGCCTACGTCAAATACACATTTTCTGGATTGACCCACATCATGATCGAAGCGAACTACGCGCAGGAGATCATCATTGACAATGCCAAGCATGAGCGGATCCCGCTTTATTTGGCAGAGCGCGTCATCCAAACGCACATGAGCATCGAGACCCTTCTCGATCTTCTGCAAGCAAATGACATGAGTAAGGTGCGGCAGATTTACCTTCTACATCTCTCAGATGGCAACAGCGATGCAGCAGCGTTCAGACGCCAAGTGCAGCAGGAGACGGGGGCAGAGGTTTACATCGCATAAGGAGGACAATCATGGATATCACCATCAAGAAAATCAAGGTCGGCAAAGGCAAACTTGTCTTTGAATACGACAAGAAAGAGGATGAGGAGAGCATCGTCAGCACGCACACATCGAAATTTGAAGAGGAACCAGAACCAGAGTTCTGGCGCATATTCGGTCTCCTGAGCGTCGATGTTTGCAAAATCCTCGAAGTAGACCCCGGACAGCTCGCCGAGCGCATGATACCAACTGGCGTCAGCTACTCCACAGATGGGAGCGGATATGAGGGTGCGATCATCACCTGCGAGTATCGCATGCCGAGATCCAGAGCAACGACCACGATCAACACGCCACTGTTCAAATTCCCACAGACGGACACCGAGAAGGGCCTCCCTGGATATTTCGGAGATAAGACCGTAGCGCACCTGCGTGACCTGCAGGAGGAGGCGGTGCTTTATCTCGAGGGACATCGTGGACAGGGGAGCCTATTTGACGACGAGGATCGCGAGCCGCGCAATGTAACACCGGAGGATTCACCAACACGCCTCGTAGCAATTGCGGGCGGATCAATTAAGCAGATCGCGGGGTAAGAAAATGGCAGAACGCAGAATGTTCTCTAAGAGGATCATCGGTTCTGCCCGATTCCTCCGCATGCCGGGGTCCACACAGGCGCTTTATTTCCACCTCGGTATGGCAGCGGATGATGACGGCATCGTCGAGGCATATCCGATCATGCAGATGGTCAATGCCTCGGAGGATGATCTCAGACTTCTCGCCGCAAAGGGGTTCGTCAAGGTCCTCAATGAGGACCTAGTGACTTATATCCTAGACTGGCAGGAGAACAATAAGATACGGGCCGATCGAAAAGTCAACAGCATCTACAAGGATTTACTTTTGCAGGTCATGCCCGAAACCCCGCTGATAGAGCCGCGTCAGAGGGCTGATCGCGTGCGCCCGGAGGAGGAAGAGGAGAACTGTGAGATGTCCCATGGACAACCAACGGACAACCAAATGTCAGACATGGGACAACCACGGGACGACAATGGGACGTCCCAGGGACAACCAATGGACAACCATGGGACGCAAATGGGACCGCATAGGATAGGTAAGGATAGGATAGGTAAGGATAGGGTAGTATATGCTGCTGCCGCGCGCGCGTGTGTGCGCGAGGAGACTCCGGAAGAAAAAGACCACGGGGCTGTATTCAGAGCGTTCTCCGACAACATCCACCCCATCACGGGAGAGATTGAGCGGGATAAACTCGTCGACCTCGCGGAGGAATACGGGGCGCTCTGGGTAACGTCTGCCATTGAGGAGGCAGCACTCTCCAACGGGCGTAGTCTGCGCTACATCACGGCGATTCTCGAGCGATGGAAGCGGGACGGATTCAAAGCAAAGCGAAAAACGAAAGGAGCGGTACAAGGTGGAACAGGTGAAGGAGATCATAGCGCGGATGTCTCCGCAGATGAAACTCCGTGGATACAGCAGCTCAGAGAGTGGGAGGAGCGAAAACGCAACTCTCCGCGTCCGTGGGACATACAACCTCCCGCAGGAGGTGATCGAGATGCACCGGGAGGAGATCATACAGATCGAGGACGAGCGGGATAGATGCGCCGGCTGTGCTGGCGTATGTTACAAGGCGGGCTCTGCGCAGGGGATGATCCCTGTCATCACGGATGAGTACGGCCGCTACGGCGTGAGCTATACCGTCTGCGACGTAGAGCGATGCAGGCGTGAGAAGGCAAGGATCGACCGCCTCTTCCAAGCGGCACACGTCCCGAAACGATACCGGAATCTCAGATTTGCGGACTACCGCATCACGACGCGCAACAAAGAGGCGGTGAGGGCTGCGCGGTGGATGGTGACGGCAGAGAGCGGTGGTCTGCTCCTGCATGGTGGACGCGGCGCGGGAAAGACGATGCTCGCGGCTATTGTCGCCAACGAGCGGGCAAAGAGCGGAAAGAACGTCCTTTTTGCGAGCGCGATAGATTTGCTTGCCGACATCAAGGCAACATTTGGCAAGGGGACGACACAGGAGGTCACACGGGCGATACGGACGGCGCCGATGCTAGTGCTTGATGACCTCGGGACGGAGCGCATGTCCTCATGGGTCGGCGAGCAACTTTTCGGGATATTCAACCATCGCTACAACGAGGATTTGCCGACGATTGTTACGTCGAACTTTGCGCCCGAAGAGCTCAGCAAGCACCTCTCGGAGACAGACCCGAAGAAACGGGAGAAACGGGAAAAAGACATTATGGGCGAGCGCATCGTGAGTCGCATTTGCGGAATGTGCGAACCCATCCGTATGGACAGTATCGACTGGCGCATGAAAGGAGCGTGCTGAGATGGCAGGGATTGATATGACAAAGCCGCAGCCGTGCAACATGTTTGACGTTGCGGACGGTGAGATGTGGGCAAAGGAACTGGGTAAGCACATGTATGATGTCGTTAGAGATGCGATATACATGGAGCAGTTTTTTGATTGTATAGAGCGTGCGGATGAAGAGGCTCTCGCCGAAAAACTCACGGAGATCATCACGGTCTGCACGTCGTGGATTGACGCGCTTGGCTATGACGAAGCAAAGCGCGGTGAGCTGCAGCGGCTTGTGAACGAGAAAAATCGAGAGCGCGGGAAGCAATCGGAAATGTGATGCGGGAGACAAGGCATAGAATCACAGGATCGCGCAGAAGGAAAGCCCTGTCGAAGGATATGCGGACGCGGGTCTACGAAATGTACAGCGGGCACTGCGCCTACTGCGGCAGGGAGATCGACATCACAGAAATGCAGGTCGACCATGTACAGGCGGTCTATCTCGGCGGCAAGGATGAGCTGGAGAACTATCGACCCGCGTGTCGGCAGTGTAATTTCTACAAGTCGACCATGAGTGTTGAGGGCTTGCGTGAGCAGCTCAGTCTTATCCCCGGGCGACTGGAAAAGCTGCTGATATTTCGGCTGGCCCTGGCACATGGACTGGTGCGGATCACAGGCAAGCCTGTCAAATTCTATTTCGAGGAGCGTGAAAAACAATGTTGATGCACTATCTGTCCCATCCGTTCAGCGGGGACGAAGAGAAGAATCGAGCAGCGGCAGAGGCAATCCAGAGAGAGCTGCAGGAACGGTATCCAAAGACGCTCTACATCAACCCTATCGCGCAATTCAAGGCACTGGCGGGGATGGAGTACGATACCATCATGGGCTATTGCCTCGAACTTCTGTACAAGTGCGGCGCGGTCACGATGACGGGCGACTACCGCGCCAGCAAGGGATGCATGATCGAGCTCGCATACGCCCGAGAGTATCACATCCCCGTGTTCTTCTACGATGCGCAGAAGCATGAGTACGTTAGGGAGGAGGTGCGGTGATGGTGAAACGAATGTTATTATTTTCCGAAAGACCGGATGCTATACGCAAAACAGGATTGAAACCTTGTCCTTTTTGCGGGAGCAAAAGAGTATGCAGACACTACATAATGGGACAGAACCGCTTTGCCGTTAATTGCCTTGAGTGCGGTATCACAACGCGGAGTTTTCTTGATGTCAATGACGCAGTAAAAATATGGAACGGGAGGTCAAAGGATAAATGACCCTCGTCCTGATGATTGTGATTTCGCTTGCGGATGATTTGTAAGGTTGGAGGATTGAGCACTATGGAACAGCAGAAATATCCTCAAGATGAGGAACAGAACGAGTACCGCTATATTTCGCCGTCGTGGGTTGACGCAATAGCCAGCGGATTGACAGCGGGCGCGAAGAAGCACCCGGGCGAAACATGGAAAACGATTCCGCCCGACGAACACCTTTCCCGTGCGATGCGTCACATCAATCTTTACCGTCTGGGAGACAGGAGCGAGCCGCATATCATCAACGCGAGTATGCGTCTGATGATGGCATTTTGCACGGTGAAGAACGATGAAGTCATGGACGCGCTCGGACTAAGCTACGAGTAATAGGAGCTTCAACAGCAAAAGGAGTGGAGAGAATGAATCACTTTGTAGGAATTGGACGCCTGACACGCGATCCAGAGGTAAGATACACACAGAGCGGCAAGGCGTGCGCGAAATTCACACTTGCGATTGACAGGCGCGGAGGTGAGAGGCAGGCGGATTTTATCCCGTGCGTGGCGTGGGAGAAGACGGCGGAGGTTATCGCTCAATACGTCTCGAAGGGGCAGAAGATCGCAGTGGAGGGGCGCATCCAGACGCGAAGCTACGATGCTCAGGATGGAACGAAACGATATGTGACGGAGGTCGTCGTTACATACATGGAGTTCTGTGACAGCAAGGGGGGCGGTACAAGCTCCGCAGGATCTTCCGAGCAGCAGGGCGTGTTTGATGGGAGCAGAGCAGTATCCGGCTCTGATATCCCGGTTTGAGTACCTATACCGCTGTCATCCTCGGTGAGCCGGTGGCACAGGGGCGTCCGAGATTCTCTCGGCAGGGCGGATTTGTCAAGACATATGACCCGGCAAAGAGTCGCGACTACAAGACGTACGTGCGGATGATTGCGGCGCAGCATGCACCGATCATTCCTGTGGAGGGAGCTATTGAGTTCTCCCTTCGCATCTTCCGCGCCATTCCCAAAGGGATGCCGAAATACAAGCGTGAGGCGGCAAAGGCGGGGCAGATTCGACCGGTGACAAAGCCGGACGTGTCCAACGTGCTGAAAGGGGTCGAGGATGCACTCAAGGGCGTGTGGTACAAGGACGACAGTCAGATCGTCGGATACGGGGTGCTCGGCAAGTGGTACGATGAGCGCCCGAGGATCGAGATCATGATGCGAGAGTTGGAGTAATCCAAAGGAGTAGGATACAAGGAGCGCGGAGTGATTCGCGCTCTCTGTCTCGTTATTGAGCGGAGGGCAGCAGGTGCGGAATTACAACGATTATGAGCAACTGGTTTACAAATATCTGAAAAACTATAACAGCTTCAAGCACCAGATCGAGAGTGTCAACATCGAGATCGATGGCATCCGCGAACAGATCGAAATTCTCGGTGGGCTGAAAGCAACGGTGTATGACAAGGTCATCGTCTCAGGTGGAGAGCAGCACTCATCCGTCGAGCAGGCAATCTTGCGCAAGGAAAAGCTCGAGGGGCGGCTATTGATCCTGACGGCAAATCGTCAGCGGCTCACGACCCTCATTCAGCGGATTGATGCAGCACTCGCTACGCTCGAGGAGAGTGAGCGCAAGATCGTAGAGTTAAAGCACATCGTCGGGGAGAACTGGATCCATATTGCCATGCAGGTGCCTTATAGCGAGCGCAGCTGTCAGAGAAGATGCAGAGAAGCGGTAGAGCGGGTCGCAGCTATCATGTTCCCGGATAAAGCGATTGACAGAAAAGCTGATTTTGTATTTGTTGACAGTAAAATAGCTTGACTTTGCATAGAAGTTGGCGAACTCGTGTCGCATTCTTGTCGTACTCATGTCGCTTTTTTGGCGGAAACGTGGCGGAAAGTTGGCGAACTTATGGCGAGTTTTTCCACTTTCGCCGTGTTATGATGGTAGCGTCAAAATTTCAGAGAGCAGAGTCCTCGCCGATCGGCAGAGGGCTTTTTATTTGTCCGAAAGAGAAAGGAGGAGGCAGATTGATCGACTACAAGTCACCAGCAGAGCCGCGCGGTATGACGAATGATGGAGTGCCCGTGTTCTGTGCGTATGATGAGATCGTCGCACTCGGAGATATTCGGCCGAACCCCGGGAACCCGAACGACCATAATAAAAAGCAGATTCGACTGCTCGGCGACATCATCCAAGCGACGGGATGGAGAGCGCCGATCACCGTCAGCAAGCGAAGCGGACTTATCACAAAGGGGCACGGGCGCAGGATGGCTGCAGCAGCTATGGGCTGGAAGTCTGCACCCGTGGAATACCAAGACTACGCGAGCGAGGAGGAGGAGCACGCCGACCTTATCGCAGACAACCGCATCGCAGAGCTCGCCGACCTCGACATGGGCAAGCTGATGGACATGGTGCAGGAGATGGATACCGGCGCTGTCCCAATAGAGCTGACAGGATTTACCGAAGAGGACCTCCAGAAGATCATTGAATCGATGGAGGGCACGGATGATACTGTTGACGACCAGGCAGACGCAGGAGCTTCTGTGGACGATGACTACAAGCCGTTCTCCCAGCTCGGGGACCTGTGGCACCTCGGGAATCACCGCCTCATCTGCGGCAGCGCGACGGATTCTGCGACAGTCGACCGGCTGATGGACGGGAAGAAAGCGCAGCTCGTACACACCGATCCGCCGTACGGCGTCAGCTATAAGACGCAGAGTGGCAGATTTGACATGATCGCGAATGACGACAAGACACACGATGATCTGATGGCAGAGCTACTCATTCCGGCATTCAAAAACTACGTACGGAGTACGGTCGATGATGCCGCGTTCTACATTTGGCACGCATCGAGTACGCGCCGAGACTTTGAGGATTCGATGATTGCCGCGGGTCTCATGGAGAAGCAGTACATCATCTGGGTGAAGAACGCGCCCGTCCTCGGCCATGCGGACTATCAATGGGCGCACGAGCCGTGCTTCTACGCAGAGAAAGCAGGACAGCAAGCGCGATGGTGCGGTGATCGGTCTCAGCGAACGACATGGAACGTCGTCCTGCGAGATGCGGACGGCATGGCGACGACACTCTCGGGCGGAGTCGTGCTGACTGACGGCACGGGCGGTAAGCTCTACCTCACGGACAAAATGCCGAAGGGAAAGAAGGTGCGATACGTCCGGCTGAGCGAGGGGCGCAGCATTTGTTTGTACCAAGAAAGCCGCGAGAACACCGTCTGGGAAGTTGCGCGCGAGAGCAAGACTGTGCACCCAACGCAGAAGCCCGTTGAGCTGCCGATTCGTGCAATCACCAATAGTACTGAGGCAGGCGACCTCGTGATTGACTTCTTCGGCGGCAGCGGATCAACGCTGATCGCAGCGGAGATGACAGGGCGCATTTGCTACAGTACGGAGCTTGATCCTCGGTACGTTGACGCCATCATTCGTCGGTACATCGAGACCAGCGGTAAGCAGACCGTTACTGTAGAGCGGGACGGTGTGACGATGACGATCGATGAGGTCATGGAGGCCGCCGCAGGAGGTGACGTTGATGCATGAGCCGGAAAATATCGACCGAACAGGAACTTTGGGAACGCCAAGCGGGTGAATCCTCGGTCGCCTACGAGGCCTTTCTTCTCTACCGAAATATGAGCCACGAGACAAATGGCGCGAAGAAAAAGCGTCGTCTCGCGAGCGTTGCGGAAAAGTTGGGAAAATCGCTGAAATTAATCGAGCGATGGAGCCGCACATGGGACTGGGTAGAGCGAGCACGGGCGTACGATAACGAGCTGCAGCGCATCAGCATGGAGGAGACGCGCGAAGCCGTCCGCAAGATGCTCAAAGACCACATGACGATGGCGCAGGCCCTGCAGAAAAAGGCGATGACTGCTCTCCTGCGGCTGGATGACCAGAGCCTGTCTGCTCGGAATATTCTCGACTACCTCGCGCAAGGGATTGAACTGGAGCGGCAGGCGCGCCTTGAAGCGGCGAATAAGGTGGATGTGCAGGTAGCCGTCACTGCAAATCCGTTTACAGGTCTTTCTACGGACGAACTGAGGAAGTTGATTCGCGATGGATAGCATACGGTATCAAGCGATGTTAGAGCTTGCGCGACGTGAGTTCTTTTTTTATTGTCGCCTCAAAGCGCCTGACTTCTACAAACCCGAGCGTCGATACCTCAAGGACATGTGTGATGCTCTTCAGACATTCTACGAGGGCGACGACGAGGTGCTTGTCATCAATGAGCCGCCGCGCCACGGAAAGAGCCGAACGGCGTGCATGTTCGTCGAGTGGGTACTCGGCAAAAATCCAAAGGAGAAGATCATGACGGGCTCGTATAACGAAACGCTTTCGACTGTATTCTCGAAGAACGTCCGCAACAGTATCTCGGAGGTTAAGGCAGACGCGGAGCGCGTTGTTTACGCCGACGTCTTTCCGGGCGTCGCAATTAAAAAGGGCGACGGCGCGATGAACCTATGGAGCCTTGAAGGGGGGCACAGCAACTATCTTGCCACATCGCCCACGGGCACGGCAACGGGCTTTGGTTGCTCGCTACTCCTCATCGACGACATTATCAAAAATGCCGAGGAAGCATACAACGAGAATGTCAAGGAAAATCACTGGGCATGGTTCGCGAATACGATGCTCTCACGCCTTGAGGAGGGCGGCAAGATCATCGTCATTATGACGCGCTGGGCGACGGACGATCTCGCGGGCAGAGTGCTCGAGGAGTTCAAAGACCGCCGCATCCGGCACATATCGATGAAAGCCTTGCAGGATGACGGAACAATGCTGTGTGATGAAATCCTATCGCGTAAATCCTACGAGGACAAAGTGCGCGTGATGGGCGCGGACATCGCGAGCGCGAACTATCAGCAGGAGCCTATCGACATCAAGGGACGGCTATACAGCGGATTCAAGATCTATGCAGACGTACCGCGCGACGACGCTGGGCATCCGCTCTTTGTGAGCATCAAGAACTACACCGACACAGCAGACACGGGTGAGGATTATCTGTGCAGTATAAATTACGGCGTCTATAATCACGAAGCCTATGTGCTGAACGTCCTCTACACGAAAGAGCCGATGGAGGTCACAGAGCCGGCTGCAGCGCGTATGCTTGCAGGTGACCGCGTGAACGTCGCCGACATCGAATCCAACTCGGGTGGCCGTGGATTTGCTCGGTCGGCCGAACGGCATTTGCGGGAGACACACCCAGGCAATCAGACGGTCATCCGACCGTTCCATCAGTCGCGGAACAAGGCGGCGCGCATCCTGTCAAATGCGACATGGTGCATGGAGCACATCTATTTCCCCGTGAACTGGCGTGACCGTTGGCCGGAGTTTTATGACGCGCTCATGAAGTACCAGCGAGAGGGGAAGAACAAGCACGACGACGCGCCAGATGCGCTGACAGGCATCGCCGAGAAGATAGGACGCGGCGATACGTACAGTTTCCAGTAAAGGAGGTGATTTTATGTTTAGTCTACCAAGCATACGGGACTTTTTCCGCGGGCTGATCCGTTGGACGCGCGGCAGCGGAATTACAGAGACCGAGTTTCTCGAGCTTGAGATTCGCGCATGGCTCGCATCGAAAAAGCGTGAGAACATGCTGACGGGTAGGCGCTACTATGACGGTATGCAGGATATTTGCGATAAGCAACGTACGGCCATCGGAGAGGGCGGTAGAGAGCGCACCGTGACGAATCTACCGAACAGCCGGCTCTGCGATAACCGCTTTGCGGAGCTGGTCGACCAGAAGGTCAACTATCTGCTCTCGAAGCCGATTGAGGTCAAGGCGGAGGACGAGGCGTTCAAAGCAGCACTTCAACTCGTGTTCGATACGACATTTCACCGCCGTTTGCGCAACACGGGATTGGACAGCGTGTCTGCAGGCATCGGGTATCTCCATCCATACGTGTCGGACGGCAGCTTGAAGTTCAAACGATTCAATCCCGAGGAGATATTACCGTTTTGGCGGGACGAAGACCACGAAGAGCTTGACTCGTTCGTGCGCATCTATCCGACGTACGTCTACGAGGGCGAGCAGCCTAAAATAATATGGCGCGCCGAGCACCACACGACGGACGGCGTACGGCGCTACATATGGACGGATGCACAGCAACTCGTAGCGGATACGCAGGAGCCGGAGAGCTACATCACGTATGACGGGCAGCCCATGAACTGGGAACGTGTACCGCTTATCGCGTTTAAATACAATGCGAAAGAGATTCCTCTCATCTGCCGTGTCAAGTGCTTGCAGGATGCGCTCAATACGCTCGTCAGCAATTTTGCCGACAATATGCAGGAGGATGTCCGGCATACGATTCTCATCATCGAGAACTATGACGGAGAGGATCTTGCGGACTTTCGGCGCAACCTCATCGCTTACGGCGCGGTCAAAGTACGCACGGACAGCGACAGCGGGCGCGGCGGCGTGAAGACACTGACCGTCGAAGTCAACGCCGCCAATTACGAGGCAATCGTCAAGATGCTGCGGCGCGCCATCATCGAGAACGGGCGCGGCTTTGACGCCAAAGACGAGCGCATGAGCAATCAGCCGAATCAGATGAACATCCGCTCGATCTACAGCGACATCGACCTTGACGCTGACGGCATGGAACTCGAGTTTCAAGCCGCGCTGCAACAGTTGATGTGGTTTGTGCGCGTGTATCTCGGCATGCGTGGACAGGACAGCGGCGATGTCGAATTTATCTTCAATCGCGACACACCTGTCAACGAATCCGAGGTCATTAACGACTGCCGTGCGTCGGTGGGTATCATCAGCAAGGAGACCATCGTCGCCAATCATCCGTGGACGAAGGACACTGCGGAGGAGTTGAAACGCCTGAAACAGGAGGAGCAGGAAGCGGGCATAGGCGACTATGCAAATCCGGGCGGTGAATCGCATGATGAAGAATGAACAGTACTGGAGCGACCGATTCGAACGGCTGAAACGCCGTGAGATGGCGAAGGCTGACACGCTTACCGCGGGCACTGCCCGTATGTATCAAGAGGTGCTGGAAAAGCTTCGCAAAGACGTTGTCGATTGGTATGTGAGATATGCTGACGAAAACGGGCTGTCCCTTGCCGATGCACAAAAGCAGCTCGACGCGCGTGAAATGAAAGCCTTCAAGCCGAAACTCGAGCATTACGTCACGCTCGCCAAAAAGAAGGGGCTGCCGGAGCGATATCAAAAGATGCTCGAACAAGCGTCGATACGCGCGCGGCTTGACCGCAGTCAGCAGATTTACATTCAGACGGCGCATCACATTGAGATGCTGGCGAATCAGCAAAATATTGACCTAACCGATCTGCTTGCGAACGTCTACGGGGACAGCTACTATAGAACCGCGTACGAGACGCAGCAGATGAAGGGCTTTTCGCCATTTCGGCAGATTGGGCAGGAGCAGATCGACACGGCGATTTCAAAGCCGTGGGCGCCCGATGGCAAGGATTTCTCAAGCCGTATATGGGAGAACAAGGATCAGCTGATTCAAAACCTTCATCTCGACCTCACGCGCGCACTTATGACGGGCGGCGGTACAACGGCAATCGTTGAGGGGATTGCAAAGCGTATGAACACGTCGTTTTTCAACGCACGGCGCCTCATAGAGACCGAAACCGCCTATGTGCAGGAAAAGGCGGCGTTTGACTGCTATAAGGAGCTCGACGTCGAACAATATCAGATTCTCGCGGTGCTCGATCGCAAGACAAGCCGCATCTGCCGAAAGCTGGACGGCAAAGTGTTTGCGGTCAAGGACGCAAAGCCCGGCGTAACCATGCCGCCGTTTCATTGTCACTGCCGCACGACGACGGTGCCGTACCTTGAAGAACTCGAGGGAGCGGATATCGAGACAACACGCGCCGCGCGTGACCCCGATACAGGGAAAACAGTATTCGTGGAGGGTGACTTGACCTACGAGAAGTGGTATAATCAATATGTGAGAGAGCCTTTGACGCGTGCAGAGGAAGGGGCTGTACTCAGATACATCGGGAGCGATGCGTACAGGCTAAATGAGAAGATACGAAACCGAATGCCTCTTACGACTGATGAAACAGAGTGGACAGCGACCCTCGATAGAGCCCTTAATAAGGTGAAGGCCTATCGAGGAGACCTGTCACGGAGCCTCACTTTTTACGGAGATGATGCCGTGCAGGAATTTCTTGCACAGCATCCGGTAGGGCAAACGGTTAAATATCCGGCTTATACGTCCATGACCGCAAAGGATGAACAGTATAACCCTGCTGGACAGGTGCAGCTGTTTGTTCTCAATGCGAAGCATGGGCGTGATATACGGGATATCAACACCGGTGAGCAGGAAGTTTTGTACCTGCGGGATAGCCGATTTAGGGTTAAAAGCGTGAAATCAGTTGGGAGACAGTATCATATCTATTTAGAGGAGATATCCGATGAGTGAGAAACAACCTTTCGCGGATAGGCGCTGGACAGACCCTCCTGCGGTGATACCGGGGGAATACGTTGGTGTATCAAAAAATGATGAGCTGGAAGTTGCGGCATTCAGGCTTCGTAGAGGCTTCGTTAAACAAGAGGAATACGAGCGCGAAGTTGCTGAAATCGAAGAGAAATACAAAGGGCTAGACCCGGACAAGAAAATCTAATACGAGTTAAACCGCTTGCATCCGTAAGCGGTTTTTTCATGCCCTCCGTGCTTGACGGCAGGGCATTTATATTCAAAGGAGGTCATACAATGACGAAGGAGGAACTCAAAGCTCTCGGGCTGACCGATGAGCAGGCGGCGAAGATTGCCGAGGACTACGAGAAAAACTACGTAGACAAGAGCAAGCTTGCCGAGAGGGACGAAGAACTCAAGACCGCAAGGGAGGAAAGCAAAACGGTCAAGAGCGAGCTGGAGAAGCTCAAGAAGGATCACAAAGACAATGCCGAGCTTGTCAAGCAGCTGGAGGAAATGAAAGCTGCGGGTGAGGCGCGTGAAAAGGAGCATGCCGCAAAACTTGAACAGATGCAGTTTGACGCGCTGCTCGAGAAGACGCTCGTCGGAAGCAAGGCGAAAAACACCGCCGCAGTGAAAGCCCTGCTCGATACGTCTACTCTCAAGCGTGACGGCGAGACGATTAAGGGGCTCGACGACCAGCTCAAGAAAATCAAGGAATCGGACGCATATCTTTTCGAGGAGGCGAATCCGACGCCGCAGATCGACGGCTTGAAGCCGGGGAGCAGCGCGGGGGCACAGGGAGAAACTTTAACGATTGCGCAGCAGTTTGGGCAGGCGCTTGGTATTTAAGAGGAGGTAAAATCATATGGCAATCAATACGCTTGAAATGGCGAAAATCTTCCAGAAGGAGCTCGATAAGCAGATGCTTGTCGGGGCGACGTCCGGCTGGATGGAAGCGAATGCAGGCAACGTGAAGTATACGGGCGGCGATACCGTACGCATGCCCGAGATTTCGACCACGGGCATGGCACAGTATGACCGTGACAACGGCTTCAATCAGGGCGCTGTGACGCTGTCCTACCGTGACTACAAGCTCACGCAGGATCGCGGTCGTACGTTCCATCTCGACTCCATGGATGTGGATGAGAGTAATTTCATCGCCTCGGCCGGCAACGTCATGGGCGAGTTCCAGCGCCTGCAGGTAATCCCCGAGGTGGACGCCTACCGTTATTCGCGGATCGCGGCACTCGCAAAGGGCGCATCGCATGAGACGGCGAGCTTTACGCCAGACAAGGACAATATCCTTGACGCGCTGGATGCCGAGATCACGAAGATTCAGGACATCGTCGGCGATAACGAGGGGCTTGTCATCATCATGTCGACGCCTGTTCGCACGGTGCTGAACGGCGCGAAGAACATCCAGCGTTATCTCGATGTGACGCAGTTTAAGGCAGGGGAAATCGATACGAAGGTGCGCACCTACAACGAGATTCCGATTATCCCCGTTCCCTCGGCACGCATGAAGACGGCGTACGTATTCAACGACGGCAAGACCGCGGGACAGGAGAAGGGCGGTTTCAAGGCCGATGCAGCGGCAAAGTCCATCAACTGGATCATTCTGCCGCGCCGTGTCCCGATTGCGATCTCCAAAACGGACAAGATGCGCATCTTTACGCCGGATGTCAACCAGAAGGCGGACGCGTGGAAGCTCGATTATCGCAAGTTCCACGACCTGTGGATTCCGAACAACAAGCTTGCGTCCGTTTGGGTTAATACCGGCGCATAAGGAGGATATGACCTATGGAACGATTCGTAAGACTGAACGAGGTTCAGTATGCGGAGACCGAGGCGCAGCGTGATATGCTGATTGCCTCTGGCTTTGTCCCTGCGCCGCTGTCCGAGGAATCGGCGGACAAGAACGCCGCAGACGATAAAGGCAACGCAAAGAAAGATGAGTAAAGGCGGTGCATGATGGGGCAGGAAAACGCGGCGCTGCTGATTAAAAGCTGCACGGGCTACACGGTCACAGCGGAAGATGACGCGTTGCTGCAATACCTCTATCAGAGCGAACGGCAGCACATCTTGAATGTCTGCAACTGTGCGGATTTGCCCGCAGAGTTGGAGCTCATACTCGATGAGACGGTTGCAGGGCGATTCCTGCAGCTGCGTAAGGCGGCTGTTTTGGGCGACGCCGCGCTCGATGTCGTCAAATCGATCCGAGAGGGCGACACAACGGTCGAGTTCGGAGGCAAAAGCGCCGAGCAGCGCCTTGACGCCATCATCGCCGTATGGACAAAGGAGCGTGATCTCTTATGCTTCCGCAGACTGCGCTGGTAAAGGCGAGGGGCGCCGTTGAATGGATGTACGCCGACCGTGCAACGATTATCACGGAAGAAGATACCGTAGACCCTAAAACGGGCATTGTGGAGACGCATAAGGTTACCGCGTCTCCCGCGCCCTGTCGGCTGTCGTATAAGCGATTGGCGGCGGCAACGGGAGACGGCATCCCCGTGATTGCGCAGTCGGTGACGCTGTATCTCGCGCCGGAAATATCCGTGCCTCTCGGGGCGGACATCGACGTCGAGCACGGCGGGCGTGTCCTGCGTTTTAAGAGCGCGGGTGCGTCTGCGATTTATGCGTCGCATCAAGAGGTACCGCTTGAGATTCGAGGTGTTCATGGTGGGTAAAGGCGTAGAGATTGATTTCAGCGGCTTTGAGGAGCTTAACGAACGGCTCGCGAAGCTGCGGGACGTACAGTCGATGCGCGCCGTGAAGAAACGGACGCTAAAGCGCTTGGGACAGGTGTATTTGCGGGAAGCAAAACGCAATACGCCGGTCGGCGTGTTTCAGGAAGTGGAGCGCAACGGAAAAATTTACCGTACAGAATCCGAGCACATGCGGCGGTCATGGTCGGCAGGTCGCGTGCAGTTCGAAGGTGCTGTCGGCAAGGTCGGTGTGATCAACTCCGCGTCGTATGCGTCCTACGTCAACGACGGACACCGGCAGACACCGGGGCGCTATGTTCCTATTCTCGGAAAACGCCTCGTTAAGGGCTTTGTCGATGGGCTGAACATGGCAGAAAAGGCGGCTGATGCGACGGAGAAAAGCGCGAAAACGGTTATGGAGAAGGTAGTCAACAAACATTTGGAGCAGTGGAGCAATGACACACATTAACCGCATCATCGAGGGGCTAGGGGCGAAACTTCACGCACTGACGGGCTATCCCGTCTATGTGGATTTCAAGAAGAACAATGTGCAGTTCCCGTGTTTCCGTCTCAAGCTGCTTGAGCAGAGCTCCGCGCATGTGCTGGGCGACCGGTACATGCAGGAGCACCGCTTTGATATTTGGTACATCCTCAACGATGCGGACGAGGTGACGGACAGCCGAAAAGAGATTCACGAAATGGCGGAAGTGCTCTTTATGGCGCTCGAATACATCACACTTGAGGACGGAACACAGGTGCGCGGGGAGGAGATGAGTTATCGCGTTACGGACGGGATTCTTCACTTCTTCGTCGCGTACAATGTGTTCGTTTTGAAGGAGCGTCCGCACGTAGAGAAGATGCAGACGTTAAACGCAAAAGGAGGCGTAAAACATGGCGGATGAGAAGACGGCGGCAGAGCCGCAGCAGGAAGCCGCGTTTGACGGTCAGACCATCGTCAAGTCGGCAAAGTATAAGCGCTACGCGGACATTTTGACCTGTCTTTTGAACGAGGGTCAGCTCTATACGCATGCGCAGATTGACGAGATGCTCAAGAAAGCGCTCAGTCAGCCAGTAGCGCAGGACATTAACGAGTAAGGAGGCAACTATGGCATTAGGCGGCGGTACGTGGCTGTTTCAGAACAAGAAACTGCCGGGAACGTACATCAATTTTATTTCCAAAGACCGGGCGATGACCGACATCGCCGACCGCGGATATGGGACAATGCCCCTCGTCCTTGACTGGGGCGTCGGCGGCGCGGTGTTCCGTGTCGAGGCGGAGGAGTTTCAAAAGAACTGTCAGGCGATTTTTGGCTACGACTACGGTCACGAGAAGATGCGTCCGCTGCGGGAGCTCTTTTTGAACCTCAAGACGGGCTATTTCTATCGTCTCAACGGAGACGGGGCGAAAGCCTCGAACACGCTTGCCACGGCGAAGTATGCGGGCGTGCGCGGTAACGACATCACAATCAGCGTACAGAGCGACCCGGATAACACCGGCAAATTCATCGTCTACACCTACCTCACGACGGACGGCGTTATGAAGACCGTCGACAAGCAGGGCACCGTAGCGACTGCCGCAGACCTTGAGGATAACTATTATGTCGTATTCAAAAAGGACGCGACGCTCGCCGTTACGGCGGGG